CTGGTATCCTGTGGTGTTGGAGTAGAGAGAATTAACTCCATTCGCTGTGTTGTAGAATCCTGTGGTGTTGGAGTAGAGGGATTCATAGCCGTTCGCGGTGTTGTAGTTGCCGGTGGTGTCTTCATTTCCCGCCTGATAGCCAATAAACGTATTAGATATCCCAGTCGTCGTTGCTGCCGCACCGACACCAAGAGCCGTCGTGTAGGGAGAACCACCCGAAGTAACACCCGTGAGAGACGAAGTAGAAGTTATCGTAGAAACGATGACCCCATTCATATAAATCCCGCCCGTAGCGTCAATACTCCCATTCACGCCGAGGGCATAACCCAAATCGGTCGTGGTGGCGATGTTTATATCATTCGTGGAGGTTGATTCGTAAATCGTGGAGTTCGTGAGTGCGAGAGAACTAGAAGCGAAAGGAAGGTATCCCGCAGTAAATGGAGTAGTCGTCGCCACGCCACCCGCCGCTCCCGTCGCCGGAGTTGAACATGAGAGCGTGTTCGTGGACGAGGCATAGGTGAGATACTGTCCCGACGAGCAGTTGACGTTCTGCGCGGAATAGCTATTCGCAGTAGAACTTGATGTCACTATCCCTGCACCAAGCGAACCGATATAACTGGCATAGCTCAAGGAGCCAGCCGTGAGTATTCCTGCTGTCACCGCCCCCAGCAATATGAGAAGTTTCCTGTTCATGCCTTTATCTGCGCTTTTTGCGCCATGTTGTTTTTTGCTTCGCTGATCGACGCTTCGACTGTTTGCGTCGCCTGTTCCGTAGCGTCCTGAACCGCTTGGGCTACCGCCGCCGAGATCTGCGCTGTCTTATATGAAGCTATCATTTCGTTAGTAAGGAAGTCGGTCACAAAATCCTCGGGCGAAACAGGGTTGTCGCCCATCACGGCGGGAGTCGGCAAGACGGCAGGAACGTCTATCGGATTTCCTTTTGAGTCGTAAGACAGGGTTTCCTGCGAGCCTTGCGTGGCTGGGGTGACGATTATCTGGGATTGATAACCTTGCTGGATAGCGTAATTCAAGACTACTTCGTCGTTGATTGTCGAGGGGATGTTGAGCATGGGTTTATTGGTTAGTTTATTGGATATACCATGAAGATTTATTGCTACAGAAACTTAGCGACATGGCATTTGTAGCGATCGTTGTGGTGGCTAATCCATTGATAGTATTGCTCCCTTGCCCCGCCACCGTGATTGCGTTCGTCCCCGCGTTGCCGCCCGCATCGGTTACTGTAACGCACGTCCCGCCCGCTACCGAGGCGATAGTAGGAAGAGTAACTGTCCCTGCGCTTGAAGTCGCTATCCAAAAAACAAGAGAAGATGTAGCGGTCAGAGTCGTAGAAGTTGAGATATTTATATTCCCCGTTGCGAATGAGCCATTTACGGTCAAGGTGGAACTCGGACTCGTCGTCCCGATGCCGACGTTGCCGTTTATATCTATCCTCATCCTGACCACATTATGAGTTCCTAAACTTAAACCTCCCACCGAACCTTGCCCAAACATAAATGCGTCGTAAGGCTGAGAACCAGGTAATATAGACCCGCCCACCGATGACTCTGCACCAAATAAATCCAAGGCTGTGCCATTTGCGACAGTGTACCAAGCAGGGTTCGTGGCAGTTGTAGCCTTAAGATAAATATTAGGCTCAGCAGATTCAACATCCAAAATCGCCCCCGGATTCGTCGTCCCGATGCCGACGTTGCCGGTGGAGGAGGAGTAGAAAAGCGTCGAGGTTCCCGAAAGCCCCCCCGTCGCGTTCGCCCAGTAGGGGAAGTAGAAGGCCGAAGGGGCGGAGGAGGTGGAGAGGGAGCCGCCGGAAGTCGAGGTGACGTAGTGCGAGTCGTTATTCCACTGGGAGATTGAGGTAGTGGCGAAGTTCGCCGTAGTGAGTCCCGTGGAGGTGGAAAGGAAAATGGTCGAGGTCGCGGGGAAGAAGTAAGTAAGGCCCGTGGAAGAGGTGACGTATCCCGGATTCGTGAAGAGTATCGTGCCCGTCGGCGATATCGAGATGGGCGTAAGCCCCACGAGGTTCGCCGTGCTCGTCACGCCGTTGTTTATGACGACATAGCCGTTCGTGCCGGAGGCGTTCACGAGGATGCCGTTGCCCGCGTAGACGAGGGTGGAGGAGCCGCCGCCCGTTCCGTTCGCTTGAAAACCATAAACGGGAGCGCCGTTCGTGGTCGTCGTGGAAAGATAGAGGTTATATCCTATACTTGAAGTAGGAACATTCATACAGATTCCCGTTCCGCCCCCCGAACCCGTGAGACACGGTGAAGAGGCTTGCGCTCCGAAAGCAAAGCCGAGGGTCAAGAGCGAGAGAACGCCGAAAGAGATGAGGAATTTTTTAAGCATTTTATTATTTTTAATAATGGAATGAATGGGGCGTCTGCGCGCTCGAATAGGTCGTTGCCGCCGCCGGAGGGTTCACAAAAGTAACCTCCCAGCCGTCCGTCTGCGGAACGGGCGTGGAATATCCGTCCCCCGCCACAAGTTGTGCCCCTCCTACGACGATATAGACGGGCTTATTATAGAAATAGTAGGTCGTGGTCACGCCGTCCGGCACGAAAACAGCGTCCTCTTGCTGGAGAAGGACGGGCATGGAAGCGCCCCCCATCTTGGAATAGGAAATGCGTATCTCGTCACGGAGCTTCGAGATTATCTGTGTATTCTCTTCTTTCACTTTCGCCAGCTCTTTCGAGTGCTTCTCCGATTTCTCATCCACGACGGACGACAAGCGTTGCACGGCGGCGGAACTCTTGCGGTCGAACTCCGCCATGCGGATCTCATGCTGGCGGGACTGTTCATCCATCGCTTCTTTCATGGCTTTCCGCCACTCTTTTTTATGGGCGTCGAAAAGTTTCTTCATCTCTTCGATGGAGGAAGAACTTTTCTCCACGTCGTTCACCAGTTCGCTATAACCCTCCTGCGGGTCAAGCTCGATGAGCAGCTTGCGGAGCTTTTTTTTCTTCTCGGTATCAAGCATCTTTGAGTATTTCTTTTATCTCATCACGCAAAGAACGGAGGTCTCCCGCATGTTTGTCGGACAGGTCTTTCATTTTCTTCTCGTATCCGTCACGCATGTTCTTTATTTTCCCGTCGGTATCGCCGTCGCCCGCATACAGATCGTACCCCGTGATGAAACCTTTCTCGACGGCGTAGTTGTAACGCACCGCAAGGGATGTCCCATAGGAGTCATCGAGGAAATCTCCTTTACAGCGATAACCCCACCTTTTCGTCGCCAGAGCGAACTTATCCACGGAGGCGTAGGTAGCCTCCACCGCCGAAAGGAAGTCGTTACCATGCCCCGTTATGACGCAAGCAGAGGGGTCGTAGCCCGCCGTAACCCACTCTCCTTTGACCATTTTGGCGTCCATAGGCCAGCAGTGCTCGGCGATGTCCTCCGGGATCATCATCTTGATGCCTTCTTTCTCCGACTCATCGTTGAAGATGCGGACAGAACAGGACATTTTCTTGTTCCTTATCGGGTTGCGGAAATTGACGATATCATTGAAATAATCCACGGGGTTCACTCCTTCCATCTGAGAGGTGAAATCGTCGTAGCCCACGCGGTTCGCGCAGAACTCGCCGGGATATATCTTCCCCGATGCTTTCGAGATCAAGACGGACAGATCCCATACGAACATCCCTTTCGCTTTTTTCGCCATCTCGTCCACGATGGGAGGAAAAGCGATGGTATTTATCTTGTCGTCCATCTCTGTCAGCAAGACCATGTCCGTTCCGCAACCGACCAACTCCGAACCGACATCACCAGCGTATTTCCTTTTCGTCTCGATATCCAAAGAAGTGAAGACCTCTTCGCCGTCATAGTAGATGCGTTCTGGCGTGAGCTCGATGGCGTCCTCCAGCTTCACTTCGAAGATCATGCCGCCCGCATTATAGAGGTCTTTGTTCTCTTCAAGCGCATTTATCAAAAGTTCTTTGCAGGTCTCGATATCCTCGCCCGGGGGCACGATGGTCGGCGCTTCAGGATTGTTCCCTTTGAGAACCAGCATGTCGTCCGAGTCCTGCACGAGCTTGATACCCTCGTCCACGGTCTTGCATTCCCACACTTTCTCTTTTGCCACATCGGGATAGTTCTGGGCGATGAACTCTTTTGCTTTTTCCCTGTCCGACTCCAAGATGCGATGTTCGAGCGTCGGGAAATTGCCGTGCGGCATAAAAGCAGAAAGCTTCTCTGCGTATTTGAAACAGGTGTTCATATCGCAGAAGACGAACCATGAGTCCTTGTCGTCCCTTTTCTTCAGATAATCGACGACGCTATCGGCGGAATATACGTCAATGACGCCGGAATAGTTCGACATGCGGAGCTTCTTCGTCTCGCCCTTCTCGCCCTCGTCGGAGGGGTCTTTCCCCTCCTCTTTCATCTTCTTTATCTCGTCCGGAGTGTAGATATCCGCTTGGTCTTCGATGATGCCGACGATGACCTCGCCTTCGGTGTTGTCTTTGAACCTTTTGGCGATGGAACATCCTTCACCGCTAAAAGTAATTAAAGCCAAATTCTTTATTTTATTCTTCATGGTGTTCGTTGGATATGGGGTTTCCTACATGGATGAGCACTCGGGCGTTGTTCAGTTCGCACCAGCCACGCATGATATTCCTGATGCACCGCGCCATCAGTCCCGTCTTGCCGATGAGCAAACGCAGGTCATCCCTCTCTGCGATGACGTTCAAGACGATGCCGCGTCCCGCACTATCCATATGATGACGTATCTCGATCTGCTCGGGATATCGGGTCAAAGGTTGCACGATGGTCAAAAGATACGCGGTTGCTTTTTCTTCGGTGTTCATGTTTTTATTATAACATTTTATTCGCTTGCCTGCTTCTTCTGGTATTTTTTGAGGTCGGTCAGATATTTTTGGTAGGCGCTTTTCTGGTAATAGTTCTGTATCCACGTCTGTTCTACGGGCGCGGTATAGGATTGCAGGAAGGTCTGGACGATGTTCTCCCACATCGGATGCGTGGTGTCCCATCCTGTCAAGGTTTTGATAAGTTCCGTGGGAACGCCTTTTGCTATGGTATTCCCTACCACGTCCGTACCCTGCGGCTGAACCTCCGTCTGGAAAAGGTTCAAAAGACGTGAAGTAAAAGGAGCGCCGGAATCCGCATAAGGGGAAGTGATGCCATAGAGGTTAGAATAGACGTCTTTCCCCGTCGCAAGAATAGAACCAGCTTCAGGTATCGGCCCCGAACCCAATTTGTTCAAAAGACCCTGTGCGCCTTCTTGGATAAGTTCGGGAACAAGATTCGTGGAAGCCGCAGGTGTGACATATACCATCTCACCCTTCTGGTTCTTCTGTCCCGTCGCTATCTTCCACGCCGCACCTTGGTCATTCTGCCACAAAGGAACGCCTGCAAGGGCTTCGTTCAACGAGTTCCAGACCTTGATGGGCAGGAGTTGGCGCTGGGGGTTGGTGAGCCAAGAACCGAACTGCAGGTCAAGGTTCGTCTTGAACCAAGAATAATAGGGGTAGAGGGCTTGGAAAAAACTTTTCTCCGTCGCCGAGACATTCTGCCAGTTCCCCGCGATGTGATTTACATAATCCGCCGCCTCCGAGTCCGTCGCACCTTTGTTCAAGGCGGTACGGAAGATGGAAGCGCGTATCGCTTCATCCGAACCTTGGAACAGCTTGTTCCCGACGTTCGTGTTCCCGAAAGGGTTCAAAGCGTCGCCCAGCTTACGCATCGCATCGCCGTAATTTCCGCCGAGCACCGAACCCATGATGCCTTTCGTTTGGGGTTGCATCATGTCCGTCCCCAATTCCTGCATGGAACGCCCGTCATTGAACAAAGGGCGAAGCGCCCCCGCCTGTTGCATCCTGTCGATGATCGCTCCGCCGTCCCGTGCGTCCTCCACGCCCTGCGTGACGGTGTCGAAAGCGTTCATACCGCCCGCAAGCCACATATTCATCATCACGTTGTGCGTGACGTGGTAGATGGCGGTCAAAGGATTAAAGAAGTAGAGATTGACAAGGCGTCCGGAAACACCTTTCAAGCTTTTCATCACGCCAGAGTCGGGCGTTTTCGTGAAAATCTGGTTCAGGTCGTCGGCTATCGCCTTGTTCTCGAAGGCGTACATCTCGGAAGCGTTTTTGCTCGTGAAGAAAGAGCTCGGCGTGTAGATGCCGTAACCCGCCTCCTTGTACTGTTTCATCTCGCTCGGGTCTATCGCTTTGCCGAACTCGGAGATGGCGTAGTTGATATGGTCAAAAAGATTCTTGCGAGCCATCGTCTCCGCATGTTCCGTAGCCAAAGAGAGATAGGGGTCATCAGATAAGCCGTAGGCATACCGGGCTTTCATGGCGACGTCATGCAAAGCATCCCGCCCTGTTTCAAAGAGGGGATTTTTCAGATTATAAATGGCTTGGTCTATCGCGTCGGCGTCCTGTCCCGCCGCCTTCATCATGCCCCGCACGAAATCCTCGTCGCTCACCCGTCCCTTCTGGAAGGCGGCGATGAGCTTCTTCATGGGACGGGACTGCGTGTAGACTTTCTCTTCCGAGTTGTATCCGACGTTCCTGATGTAGTCCTTGAGCATGGACTCGTCGGACAAGCCAGTCTCGCTTTTGATGCCTTCCATCATCGGACGCCATTCGTCCACATAATGAGCAAGCTGTTTCGCCACATTCTCGGACACTTCCGGCTGAACTTCTTTGATTATCTTTGCGATTCCATCGGCTCCGAGACCCTTCAAGCCTTCCTGCGAGACACCCAATTCCGCTGTGGTATCGTTCGCCAAACGGAAAAAGTCGGAAGCGTCTTGGGCCGTCATATGCACCGCAGAGTCCCCGTCGAAGAACTTTATCGAAGCAAGCCAGCCATTCACTTTCGCATAGGAGTTCTTGGCGAAGGTCTGCATCTTGGAGCGGTAATAGTCACCGTCCATCTCCACGCCGTTCAAGACCTTCGGGTTGAAGGTTGCTTGGACTACTTTGTAGGGCGTCGAGTCGCGCACCCAATCCGCGATGGCAGAATCACGGACGGCGGAAATTGTCTTGTCGATGGAGTCGCCCGATAAGATGGTCTTTCCCGCGAACTTCAAACCACGTTCGGTTATCAGAGAATCTTCGCCGTTCAGATAACGTGCTTTGACCGCGTCTTTGAACTGTTCCATCACGTCGGGAAGGTACTTCGTCACGTCACGTCCCATGTCCGCCGCTTCGCCCATGTCTTTTATGGCTTTCATCCCCTCGTTCGAGATGACGCCGAGGCTTTTCCCCGTCTCGTCGAACATCTCGCCCACCCGATTGAAAAGACCATCACCCGAAACATACATCAAAGGGTCGGTGGCGACGTCCAAAGCGAAACCTCCCACGCCCGCGCCGACGCGGGTCTCCCATGAGTTCGGGTCTTTCCCCCAATCCTTCGCCAACTGGTTGAAAATATCCTGCCCCGAGACGTCGGAACTGCCGGGCGTCATGCCCGCAAGCACTTTCAGAGGGTTCAGATTGCTCGCTTCGGGGACGCCCATCGCTTTCGCAATCGTGGTCTCGACTGCTTTCTCCGGGCGGGAAGTCCAGTAGGTTACGGCAGACCAAGCGTTCTTGATGCCGCCCCAAGAGTCCTGCGCCACGGTATTCGCAACCTGACCGAGACCCGAAAGAATACCGTTCTTCGGAGCGACATTCGTGGTCGGAGTGGTTTTCCCTGATTGCAGACGTCCCGCAACGGGAACTTTGGGCGTAGCCAAAGGAGCCGCCGAAGGAGTTGTCGGCGCACTTCCCGATTGTAAGCGACCTACTACGGTAGTTGCCATTTTTTTTATTGTGCGGCTATCTGAGATGAGATATACGCCGGATCAACGTCCGGATAAGCCGCCTCTAATTGAGAGAGACTATAATTTCCCGTCTGGATATCTGCGGTAAGTTCCGCCTGCGTTGTCGGGTCGATATTGGAACCTGTCATGTTCTTCGTGCCGATGACATCGTTAAAAGAAGCAAGCAAAGTAGAACCCTGACCGGGATACTGCTTTTCCAAAGCCGCCGTTATGTCTGCGGTGCTCGAACCTTGAGCGTAACCGGAAGCAATTATCTGCTGTGCCCCTTTCGTGACTCCGTTCGTGGAAAGGCGGAGGGATTGCGACAGGGTCAAGCCGCCGCCCGAAAGGGTCATCTGCTTCACCATCAGGTTCGCGTTGTCGAGCTGCGTCGTCAGGTTGTAACGGGAAGAAGCGCTCTCATTCACGCTCGTCAAAGTCTGCGGGTCAATGCCGAGCACAGATGAATAATAGGATATCTGCGTAGGAGACAAGGTAGCGCCGTATTTGAGCATCGTCGAAAGCTGGCTCGTCGTCTGCGTCATTATCTTCTCCTGCGTCGTCGCGTCGGCGGCCTGTATCTTCGCGATAATTCCCAAAGCGGTGTTCGTCAAAGAATACTTCTCGTCCAAAGCGTTCTGTGCGTTCGTTTGATCCTGTCCCATAAGCGTCATCTGCTCGTTCACCGCAGCCTGCGTCACCTGCATGATGTTCGTCAGATTGCTTGCCTGTTTCTGCAGTTGTACGTTCCGCGCCGAAGTTAAAGCAGAGATCTGCGACTCCGTGGCGAAGCCTCCGTTCCTCGTAAGCTCCGAACGGATGTCGTCCTCCGTTCCGTTCATTATCGTATCGAGGTTCAATAATTTTAGCTGGTCATCATTCAGTCCCGAAGACGCCATCAGGTCATTGTACGCCTTTAGCAATGAAGGAGGAGGAGTGCTAAAGTCATTCATTATGTTCGAAAGCTGCGTCTCCGCCGCACCCATCGCGCCGCCGTCCGTATTCGATGAGGTGACGGAATCGTTGAAAGATTGCAAAGCGGAACCGCCCGAGTTCACGTCTTCCGAAGACATGCCGTCGTTCATGCTGTCGGCGACGGACTGCTGGTCGCTCTCCGACATGAAGCCGGTATCCAAAGCGCCCGTCGAAGTTGTTGCGGGAGCCGCGCCGCCGAGTCCCGTCACCCGCGCGGTATAAGCCGCGACGCTTTCTCCCGGCTGGAAATAGAACGGGTGCGCCGCATAGAAAGAGGCGACTTCGGCGGCGGAAGCTCCGGGAGGGGGAACGGAAGATTGTCCCGAACTTTCGCTTCCCGTATTCACTACCGGAGTCGAGGTAGCAGGAGTATTCGCCTGTGGAGTAGTCTGCGTCTGCGCCGTGTTCACCAAAGGGGCGTTCGGTACGGGGCCGTACTTCTTCGCGGAAGCGGCATGAGCCGCCGTAGCCGCTGCTTGGGTGTTAGGTGCTGGAGTTATCTGCGTCGTCGAAGAAGGGATAACCGCATGGGCTACGGAAGAAAGTGCCTGCTTATCAGCGCTCACAATATCACCCGGAATCGCTTCTACGTCTTTCGCGACGGTCTCCGCACCACCTAGAAGTTTTTGAAAAATGTTCGCCATGTATATAAATTATAACATTATACTTTTGCTATGGAAAGATAGCTCAACGAACCGGAAACGGGCTGCGTCGAGCTCGATCCGGTCTGGGCGTAGAGCTCGATGTAATCTCCGACGGCGCAATTCACTATGATGACTGCGGGAACCGCTACCACGACGCCCGTCGCATGGGGCGCGGAATAGGAAGCGCATACCTTCGACCCGTTCTGGTAGACCATGCTCTGATAGGAGACGTCAGCAGTCGAGGGATTCGAGAAATAGGCAAACCCGATAAGAAGATACTGTCCCGCACTGGATATTTTGAACCTGCCATTCCCCGAATCGAACGTAATGCCGTTTGCGAAAGACTTGGTGACGATGGGAACTTTGGTCGGCGTAAAAGTGGCCTGAACCGTCGTGGTGCCGGAACCGATGCCGCTTGCGGCCGCTCCTGCGTTGTCCACATATCCTTTTATGGCGACATCAAAATAATCCGTAGGAATATCGGAAACCTTCTTGTCCACGATGCCGCTCGAAAGAAGCTGGCGGACTATCGTCTGTATCTCGCTTTTTTGGTCGGGCGTGAACATTTAATTGGTTCCCGGGTTATCCTGTTCCAAGTAATCTATCTCAACTTTCTCCGGATAGAACGGAAGCGATGAAGAAGGGGCAAGCATGAAGCCGAAGCCGGAGACCGCTTTCATCGAGAGACCGAAGCGAACCATGTTCAAAGAACCCTGCGCCAGCGTCGGGTCGGAACCTGCGGCATATGAATATGTCTTCGAGATGAGACTGTTCAATCCTGCGTCATAAAGTTGGAGCGTGAAGCTGGTGGTTCCCGTCATCGGAGGCATGTAGACGCGCGCCTCGACGGGACGCATCTTATGACCGAACTCCTGAACCTGCGTCGCGTAATTCCCCTGAATGTTCCCGGAATAGTATTGCAGATGGATGACGCGGGAAAGAAAGTTCGGCCCCGAGTCGTTCTTGATGAAATAATAAAGCTTGGAACGGGTTATCTCTTTCGAAGCACTTGAGGATAAAACATTATTATGCGTGGTAGGAACGGAGAGACCGCCGACGATAAAACCTGCGGTCAGTCCAGTCTCGATCGCAAGGACATACAACTTGTTCGTGGTCACGTCGAAACAACATACCGATACCGTGGTTTTCCCGGAGACAAGGAAAAAGACGTATTTTCCGACAACATCAACGGAGTGGGGCATGGGAGGATAGAGCGAATTCCCCGTGTCTTCGAAACGCGCAAGCTCGTTCCCCAAAAGGTCAAAGATGCCCACGCCGTCGAGGTCTTTTGCGAACATCACGGAAGCTGTCTGCGTCACGGCGATAGCGGTTATGTTCATGCCGGGAAAATACTGGAGCGTGGATAAAGCGGCATCGGTCTGATTCCAATATCCCAGAACTCCCATGATAGGCTGATAGATGGCTGGCTGAATGTCATTTATCGAAGTAGGTACGTTTGATGAAGCAAGTATGATATAGCGTCCGTCGGAAGACGTCTTCATGTCTTTTATATCTTGGTCTTGCGGAAGCGAAGGGTTCAAATCGCCGTAGTTGTCCGTCGTGTTCAATGGCTGATTCACGGCGGAATAACTGGAATTGAGGGAGACGATATTCCTTCCGTTTCCAATATACAGGGAACCGTTTCCCGCTTTCAACATCGGACGAGGCGCGGCTATGGTAAAGACAGCAGAACCGAAAGTAACGGGTTGGAAAGCACTGCCGCTCTGCATTAAAGCCACGGCGGTGCTCGAACCGGTTCCCGAGAGATAATAAGCGCAGGTCTTGGCGGTCGAAGACTGCTGTGCGTCCGTGCCCACGATTATCGTCCCGAGACCCGCAGGGGTGTTCGCATCGAAGAAAATGCCGCCGCCACCGACGATAGTATCCTGCCCGTTCAGCCCGACGAGCTTCGAGACCTGATCTATGTCTGGCGTAACATTCGTAAGGTCAGATGCCTGAATGACATAAGCAGCTCCCGAAGTATCGAAGCCTACGACATTCGCTCCTGAAGTGCTCGATTTGGAAACAGGAAATTGCGCTTTGAATGTAGGTACGATGGTCGCCGTCGGAAGGCTCCCCGTCATATTGTATGTCGCCTCGATAAAAGCGAGTCCTTTGGTTTGAAGCGGATTCGCAAAAGGCAGCCGTCCGAAAGGGGCGGCGGAGATAGGCTGGAGACCCGAGTTCATATCTCCTATGAGATCAGCCGTGAGGGCGCCCGTAAAATTGTCGATTACTTTCGTGAGAACTTTTGTAGCTGCCATTAAAATTCATACCCCGTCGTTTGGATCCCTTGGGGAGAAGGCGACTTTTGGTTTCCCCTTTTGAGTATCTGCTCGAGCTTTCCCGACTCGGAAGCGTTGATCGCCTGATACTCTTTCGCGCGAAGCTGTGATTCCTCGTTGCTCCTTGAAGATTGTATCCATGCCATGCGGGAAGCTAAGACGTTCACGTTGAGGTTGAAAGGATACAGCACGTTGCTGGAGTCGGAAGCGTAAAGCGTCGGCGCGGCGAAGTACATCATGTAGAAGAACTTCGTCAAATTCTGCCCGTCCACGGAATTGTTCGGCGCGGGGAATATCTCGAAAGTCGCGCCGCGATTGTCGAACTGCGGATTGCGCGTGACGGAGTTGTTGCGAAGCCACATGTATCCCTGACCGTTCGGCAGATTACCGACGTCAATAAGATTGGCTTCGATATAGTTGTTCTCCGTGGTGTCCTGATAATTGACGTTCAGGGTCTTCAGCATCCACATCTCCGCCGTCGGCGTGGAACCCGTTACGGGAACCCACGAGGAGGAAACGCCGTCAGGCCACGAATAGATGCCCACTTGGTCGGTGGCGTTCATATACGCCTCGATGACCTGAGCGGCGTTGATGCCGCGCAGTATCATATCGCTCGTTGAAGCAAGGAGAGCCTCGTTCGCAAGGACTATCGCATCAGCGTCAAGCAGGCCGTTCGAATCGGTCTGAAGATATGTCCGCGCCGCTTGGATGACAGATAATAATTGCATGGGTTTATGACCGCCCCCTTCACAAGAGGGGGCAGGTTAAACCTACGCGGAGACGGCTGATTCCACGCGTGCGATGCGGTATGAGGTCGAAGTATCCTCGAACCGGGTCGAGCCGAGTCCGAACTTGCCGCCGATGCTCGTATAGAGGTTGAGCGGATTGTTGGAGTCAGGGGTCGAAACGATGTAAGGAGTTATCGGCTGGAAGAAGCCCCAACCGAACGACTCATGGCCGACGAACGTCGCGGGATAGACCGTGACCGTCGAGCTGAACGTCTGCACGTTCGGGGAGCGCATGGAGCGGCCACCACGGTAATCGCCCATCTTGCCTTCAAGAAGGTCATTGACCGAAGTGTACCGACCCGTGTCAAGCCAGCCACCCGCACCGGTGTTCGACATAACGTCGAACTCCTGATTCGGATGCCAGATGACCGCGTACCATCCGCCGACGAACGATTTGAGACCGTTGCCGTTCACGCCCGAGAGATTACGGATAGCCTTCGTGTACGCCGTGATGTCCATGAGGTCGGAAGCCGTCAAGGAAGCCCGTGACGTCTTGCCGCCCGCATAGATCACGCCGTTCGAAGAACCATTGACCGTCGTCTGCAAGGAGTTATCGAGCTGACGTCCCAAAGCCAACTTGACTTCAAGCGCGCAGTTATCGACAACCTCGATGGCCGAGTTACGCACAAGAATGTCCGTCACCTGTACGACGATACCGTACTGCGTGACACCGGAAGTGAAAGCCGCCGATGCCCACTGGTACGCCGAGGGATCCTGACCTTCCGTGATCTGGGAGACGCTGGAAGTTCCGATCTGCGAAGACTGCGGAAAAGCAAGCGTAGCGAAACCCTTCGGTACGTCTTTCTTCACGCCGAGCTTGGCGAACTGCAATTCAGGCTCCAAGTGACGCACGATTGACGTGACGTAGTTGATGAGGAGTTGTGCTGACCACTGTGTAGTGGTAGTGAGTCCTGTTGCCATTTTCTACAAAAGACAATCCGGGTATAAGAACGCCTAACCTTCGACCAGTTTGAAATTACCTTTCTGTTCCTCCGCGATAAGGGCGGTACGGAGTTCCTCTTGGGACATCTCCTCCGGCCTCTTCTGACCGCGTGGCGGTTGGAAGTCCGCAGAACCTCCCATGTTCATCTCGCGGGTTGTCGCCGTTTCGATGTCCTGTCGGGTCTGTAGTTTCCCTTCGCCGTGAAGAACAAGTACCGTCGCCTCATCCACGGTCTTGCCACCTTTGACAAGTTCTTGGATGCGGTCTTTGTACTCCGCCGCATGAGGATACTTGTTCGCGGCATTGTTGAATCCGTTCTCGAACTCAAGCGCCGCGATCTTCGCATCCGCATCGGCTTTGTCTTTCAAACGCTGGCTTTCCAGTTCGGCTATCTTTTTCGCCGAATCGTCTGTCTTGTTTTCGACCTTTGGGGCTGCAACAGTCGTCTCCTTGCCCGTATCTTGCGGAGCTCCTTCACCCGGTTTCCTGAGGGTTGTTTCGTCTGGCATAATAGTGTTTGACTTTTTTATTGACCTTTAATTTTTATACCACCCTGCGCGTAAAGCGTTGCTGATGTTTCGTGATGCACCGATAGTCCGAGCAGCATACGATGAGCTTGCTGTCGTCATCGGGACTGCCGAACACATACAACGTCCTGCCGAAGACCGTACCGCGCATGTTCGCGTCTTTCGGGCAGTAGGTACAACGCATCGTCAAACCTTTGTAATTGTGTTCGTGGCGGCAATACTTCTCGATTCCTACCTGAACCTGTTCACCGTCGATGATGTCCCACACGGGACGGGGCTGTTCTTTTCCCGTATATCCTTCCTCCCACGGGCAACCCGTCTTGGAATGGGGACAGAGGGGATCGTTCTTGCAGATATGCATACATTTCCCTTTCAGCGTGTTCTTGTCCACAACCCCATAAGGAGTGCCGTGGAACTCGCACACGCCGACCCGTATCTGCGGATACACCCTCGAATGGATGACACCTTCCTCGATGGAGGCTTCGATGGAAAGAGGTTTCGCCTCCGCCACCGCCACCGCAACCTCCGTATTTTCGCCTTCCTTGTTTTTATCCTTTGGCATTTTTTTCAAGCTGTTTATTTAATTCCTTTATTCGACTTTGAAGCAGTTTCTGCTTGTTCTGATTGTCTTTCCTGATATGTTCGAAGTCCGACATCAGGAGCAGTATCTCGTAGAAAGAGTTGTCGTAGATGAGCTGGGCGGATATCTTCTGCTTTTCCTCGGGCTTGACATCTTTCTTGCCAAGCTCGCGGTTCAGGTCTTCTATCTCTTTCCTTACTTTCGTAAGCGAAGGCGATAAAATGATATTCCTGAATGTCACCCATGCGTGGAAGTCCTCGAGTTCCTTCAGAGCGTCGCATAGGCGTACCGCTTCCGTGAGGTCTGCCTCCACCGTCATCAGCGCCCTCTCCATCTCCCGACGAGCCTCTTTATTGCGCGAAGCATCGTCATTATCGAATTTCCTTTGGACGTCAGTTCCTATGTCCATATCTTTTTTAAGTTATATCTTTAATTTCCCAAAGATGACTGGTCGATCGCACTCAACGTCAAAGTAGCCGTTGGAGAACCGACAATGTTCGTCCCGCCGTAGGTGTACACGACACGCATACCACGGCTCATAAGGGGCAAGGTGCTCGAAGTACCGGCTGCCAAAGCGCCCGTCGGAACCGAACCCGTGTAGCCCGTCGGCTTGCCGATGCTCGCGAAGTATGCCAGCGTTTCCGTCACTGTCCCCGTAACCTGCGCGAAATGCACGAGGTCACGGAACGTCCCCGAAGAAGGGTCTTGCGTCTGCAGATACACATCGAGAGTCGGAGAAGAGCCCGCCACGAATGTCGGGACATAGAACTTCGCCAGAAGCGTATTGAAATCGTACAGACCGAGCGTGAAAATCTGCGAACCCGAAACACCCGTCGTCTCGCTCAACGTGAATACCGTATCCGGATAATTTTGCCTAAGCATTTTATTGTTGTTTTTTGATTTATTTTTCGACCACATCGTTCCGACGATGTTCTCTTTATCCCTGCATCACTTTGCTTGCCGCCCGAGCAACTTTCTTATGGCGACTGGCATACGTCTTCTTCGCCTTCGCCAGCTTGCCCGTGCCGCCCGCACCCTCCCACTTCTTCTTCCCTTTTCCTCCTTTCCCCTTCACTTGAAGGGCGAAGTACACGGAATCTCCTTTCTTCTGCCCGTACTCTGACTCTAATTTCTTTTTTACTTTCGCGCCCGCTTTCGTCGTCGGCATGATTTTCTTTATGCATCATACAACGCAAGGGCAACCGTGAAGGCTATCGTGCCGATGGTTCCCGTGGTCGAACCTACGACCTTTAGATCGGAACCTTTTCCAAGAAGACGGAGCGTTCCCGTATTCGAACCGGAAGAGAAGGTGGCGCCCGAAGAGGTCATACCTCCGCCAGAGTCGATGACGCGGTCATCCGGCGAACTCATGGAACCCGTGGTTCCCACATGAATCCACGCGTTATCAAAGAGCTCGTAAACATCGAACTGCATCGTGGGAGATGTCCCCGACAAGGCGGAGAGATGGCAGACCACTACGGTCTCTTTGTAATTCGGCTTTGCTTCCTGAGCCATCGGCACGAGCGTGGAAAGTTGCCACGTCGCCGAAGCGGAACCTGCCGTCGAAACGTTCGCTAACTCAAATGAATTTGTTTTGGTCATGTTTTTTTCAGCATAACATATTTATCGTTTAAGCCAAGATACGACCTTTGCGCTGGGTGTCATTTTGCGCTTCTTTTGCCAAAGGGACTGCGGTCTTCTCCGGGTTCTGCTTATCGGCTTGAATGGGAATTTTGTTGTTCTTCGTCTGACCCGCACCACCCTGCGGTTGAGGCGAAGGAGGATTCGCGCCTTGCCCGCCGCCGGAGGATTGTTCTTTCGCTTCCTGGTCTTCCTTCTGCTTCTGCTTGATGGCGAGATGACGCTGATGGATGAAATAGTGCGCCCACTTCGCGGGCGTATTCTTCGCCATCGCGTGCTCGTACAAATGGTCTTCGTCGTCGTCCTGCGGGGAAACGGGCGTGAACTTGTTCTTCTCCAAGAGTTCGTTCTCCATACGGGCTTTTATCTGTCCGACGCTCGAAGGAACGATAAGGTCTATCGTAGAAGCCTGCATCCCGAACTTCGGGAAGTAAACGTATTTGTTGAACTTGTCCAAAGAACGGGGGTCGAGATTCTTCGTGATGATGGGATAGTTCTGCATCAGGTCGCGGCGCACGACCAGTTCTTTGTACTCCGCTTCCTTCTTGGAGATGATCTCCGCTTTCGGCGGGTACTTCGTTTTGAAATCATCGAGCTTGACGCTCTCCTGCGTTATCCCGTTCACGGAGGTCAAGGTGATGATCTTCATATCCGTCGCCCGCATATTCTTCGGGTTGATGAGCTGGAGATACCAATGCGAGCAAAATTCTTTTTCCGCGATGGAGATGACCTTCGCCTGCAAAGAAGAGGTCTGGTCGGCGACCTGTTGCATCATCGCCGCTTCCGTTGCCGACTTTTTTCCTTTCTGTATCGTCGGCTGGACTATCGCCGTACCGATGACATCGGATGCTTCCGAAGAGACAAGGGACATGAAAGCGTTGAGCGAGGTGCTCATCGCCGCATGGGTCTGCAAAGGCTTCACGGCGTTGTCCAAGTCATCAACGGAGATATGCTGCAAAATCTGGCGGGAATATAACTGCGTCACGTCCGTGACATGTTCGGGATTGTAAACGTAAATGGGATTCGCATCGTCTTTCGCCGCAAGGAAAGCGAGGTTCAATAAGACGTTCCGCGCACGGTGCTTGTCTTCGATGAGGTCGGGGACGGATATCTCGAGCGAAGAATGAGGCTCGCGGAATATCTGTTTCTTGACGATGGGCCACGACTGGTCGTCGGAAATATATTTGCCGAGCCTTTCGACGAGCATCTCCTGCGAGAACATCTTGTCCGTCCAGACCATGATCCTTTTCCCTTCGGGTATCATTTTCCCGTCGGAGTCCACATCGCCCGGCGCGGATACCGTCATATGTTCCAAAATCTGATAGATGTCGTTCGTCGAATTGGAAGAGTCGGCGACATTCACGCCCATGCGAGCGGCATCCCTCCGATTCTTATAATCCCATAATTCCGCTTCGAGACCCGCAGAGATGCGGGTGATGTCGAAACCAGGAGACAAAGCTTTCTTCATCCTCAGAAGTTCGAAGCGCGAGAAGGTCTTCCACTTCGAATAGTAGCGCCACTTCCTCACGTCGGAGAAGAAAGGGTCGTGCACGAGGTACAGGGGATTGACCACTTCCGGCTTCATCACTTTATGCACCTTGTCGAAACGCAAGGTCTCGATATATCCCGCTCCGAAAAAACAGGCGTCCCATGTCCAGTCGTAGTTCAAAATCCACATCTCCATCTCCTTGTAATCGGATTGGTAGAGCTTGTTCAAAGTCTCCGTCTTTTTGTAGTCGGAGTCCTCCGTCGGCATGAAAGTCGTCTGCAGGACGTCGGAGTATAAATTCGAAAAGACGCGGTTGAAGAAAGAAGGAAGCATCGAGGAGGAGATGCTCTGGTCGTCCCTCATCAGGTTGTTGTACAGGATAAGCTGTTGAACCTGCTTCAATTTTTTGGAACGCAAATAATCCTGACCTTCATTGTATTCGGTCATCACGCGGTTCAAGAGATTACTGCGTATCGGCTTGTTCTCTTCTTCTGCCATCTTTATTTTATTTATCCGAACATTTTATTCGCCGCGCGGGCGATGTTCTTCGGCGTCATCTTCGGAGCTTGCGGCATCGTCTTTTTCTTCGGCGTCTTCTTCGTGGGAACCGTTTTCTTTTTCGGCGTCATTTTTTTCGGCGTCGTCTTCGGCATGGATTGTTTCGTCCCATACGGAGGAATCCAACCCGCCATGCTCGGTTGATCACCAACTTTTTGTGTCTTCATCTTTTTATTATACCATATTTATTTTTTCTTATGGGAGAGGATATCGGCGGCGACCCTCTCGGTCTCGACCGCGCCGTAGATATGGACATCTTTCGCTCCTGCTTTTGCAAGCGCTTTGCTTCCGACGGAAGCCTGCTGTCCCTGACGTGCGCCCGCGTAGATGTTCTCGCGGTTCTTCCAGTTCTTCCGGCGCATCCTGACGTGGATATGAATGAAGCCGTCCTCCGTCTGTCCCATCGTCACGGCGGGATTTTTCCTCGTCTCCTCGTCGTATTCCCATCCCGTCTCCACCATCGTCGCTTCTATCGTCGGTTTCCAGTGGGCGAAGAAGTCTTTCGGGTCGCACTTGAGCAAAGGGTTCGTGGCGAACTTAAAATCGCGGACAACGATAGTGCTGCCCACGATGGAATCCCTCTCTATTTTCTGCCCCTCCACTTCGCCCGTGATGCCGTCGTTGCCAAACCACTCATAGCCCTGCGGGTCGCGTATCGAACCGTCGGCGCATTTGTACCATCCTTCCTGCGAGACCTGCGTTATCAAACGGCCTTCTTTGTCCCGTCCGCCGACATGGATCAGGCAGAGATGGCAGTCACCGAAGACGCGATGCCGCGAGCAGTGTTTCATTTAAGAGAAATTACATACAGGAAAAAAAGAATGAGAGAACCATACGTCACCGCCAGTATCAACTTCGTATATTGTATCATCCGCTCTTCGGGTGTCATTGTAATGATTTTAGAGCCCTTTCCAGTTCCTGTCAATGCGGTCTGACCAAGGATGTGCGGCGGCGAGCTCCCTTTTCTCGAAGTTCGGCGCGAGCATGGTCATCACCGCCGCATCGACGCAGTTCGGGCTCTTGAAACCGCGACGGCGCATCTCGTCTTTGCTCTGGATGTGGATGGAAGCGGAAGCTTCTTTGAAGCGGATGGAGGAGAGTTCGCTCACCCAGCCGTCGTCCCGCACGAGCTTGCCGCCCCGCAGTATCCAATTACGGAAGTTCCAGTACATCTCGTCCTTCAGGTTCGTGAACATCTTCTTGTCGGAGGTCATGCCGCCGAAAGAGACGCCTTTGACTTTGATGGTCGGATGGTTCTTGAAGATCTCTTTCAGGCGGTCGAGGAGACCTTTGCCGATGCCCGTCTGATCGACGTAGATGATGCGGAGATTTTCGTAGGACTGCGAGATGCCGACCACCTGCGGCACGAGGGTCATCACGTCGTTCGTCTTCTGATTGAACATGATCTGCGCGCAGAAGTTCGAACACAGGACGATGGCGGAGTTATCGCCGCCGCCCGCAGGGTCGATGGCGAGGGAAGAGTACCCGACATGCATCGGAGATTCCATGTAAGCGTTCTTGATCTCGGAAGATGAGAGCAGGGGTTGGTAGCCGTCGTCATCGAGGTTCCTTTCGAAAGCAGACCAGTCGCCTTCGAGATACGCTTTCCTTTCCGCTTCCGGCAGGGATTCCAAAGAAGCGAAGTACTCTTTCGGAAGATAGGGATTGTCTTTCGGCAGGGCGGCGACGTAGAAAAACTCTTTCGGCTCCTGCTCGGAAGGGGAGAAGGCGCGGTCTATCCAGTATTGCTTGACCCATCCTTCTCCCGGGTTCGTCGCCCCCAGCCAGACGGGACGCCGGACACCCATCCAACGGAGACGGGTACGGAGGATGTTGAAAGTGTCTTTCGAGTTTTTGATGACCTCATCGACGGCGATGACGGCGAACTCGGATGAAAGATATTTGGAAGGGTCGTCGAGGTTGCGGAAAGCCAAGATGCCGCCGCCGAAGTGGGGATTCAGCTGGAACTCGTGCCGCTGTTCGTTATAGCTTCCGAGCGCCGCCGGGAACTCCGTCTTGACCTTGGAGATATGCCGGTCGTTCAGGGCGCCGTAGTCCTCGCAGAATAAAGCCGCGCGTATGCCCGGCTGCTTCGTCTCCGCCGCCAGTTTCAGGAGCCAGTAAATGCACGACCAGCGGAGCCAGTAGCTTTTTCCCGCGCCCATCGAACCGCCGTAGAGGGTGAACTTATATTGCTCCGTGGCGTACAAAGCCTCCTGCTGCTTCGGGGAGAAGTGGGAAAGCTCGAAGAAGTTTACGGTCTTTTCCGCCATTCAAATAAGTGAGTAAAGATAATCCGCGATCCGTTGCGCGGTTTGTCCCGTTATCGTCGCAAGGCTTTCCTC